CGATGCCGGTCGACGTTACGTCGGCCTCGTAGCCGTCCTTCTGGGTCAGGTAGTGGTTGGTGACCCCGCTGCGGAAGTTGAGCGCCAGCGGCTGCGCGCGGGCGCTGTAAATCTCGCGTTGTTCCGGCGTGAGTTGCAGCTCGTCCGCGATGTCGTTGATCCGGCGCTCGTAGCGCGCACCGTAGACCTGGTCGACCGGCTCGCGGTTCTCGCCGACGGCAAGCGCCGCTTCGCCTTGTAAGGGGGTGTATTCCGCGCGGAGGTCAAGAGCCTCGGTCTGCGCGCGGTTCAGCGCGTCGTTGACCCGGGTCTCGTTGAGCTTCTCGACCTCGGCGCGGTAGATCGCGCCCACGGCCTGCCCGGCCTGCGACAGGGCTTGGCCCGTCTGCTGCATTTGGCGCGAGGCGAACTCCGCTCCGCGCGAGGCGTCGGGCGCGTCGAACTGGCCCGGGGCTTGGCCCGGGGCGACGCGACGTTGGTCGTCGATGCGAAGGAGGGCCATCAGCCGCCGTAGCCCCCGAAGCGGGACATCGGCCGGTCTTGGCCGCCGCGGAAGCCAGACCGCGACGAGGGCTTCATCGCCCCTGTCGCGCCGCCGGTCTTGACGGCTCCGCTGCCCTTGAACATGCCCATGCTGTAGGCGCTCTGCGCCATGCTCGTGGCACTGCCCAGAAGGCTGGTCGCCGCCGCGCCCATCGGGTTGATGCCGCGGGCGTTGGCCCGGGCGGCGCGGCCCTCGTTGCGCATGTTGGTCGCCTCGGTGCGCTGGCCCCAGGCCGCGCGCACGGCGTTGACCCGCGCCTGCTGCGCGTCCTCGGCGGTGACCAGGTCGGTGCCGACCACGATGGCCTGTGCGGTGGTGCTGCCGAGGGCGATGCCGCTCGCGCCCATCTCTGCGCGCTGCGTGCCCTTCTGCCGGGCACCACTGCGCTCGATTTCTTGTGCCTGATAGGCCCCCTGGTCCAACGCGATCTGCGCGCGGCGCTCTGCCAGCTCCGCGTTCATGTCGGCCATCTGGGCCTGGAACCCGAGCGCGCTCTTCTGGGACTTGGCCGAACCGTAGGCACCGATGGCCGAGGTCGCCGCGCCTACGCCCTGAAGGGCCATGCTGGCTGCGGGGTTACACAAGGGGGCCTCGCATCTCAAAGCGGTGGAAGGGGAGGCCTTCGACACCGAAGGGTTGGGCTTCGCTGATCTTGAACCCCAGCCTCTTCAGCCAGGAAATGCTCGTCGTGTTGCGGGCGTCGACGTGGTTGAACAGAAGGGGGTATTCGGCCAGCACGGCAGCACAGTACGAGCGGGAAAGCCGGTTTAACATACGGGGCACACGGCCCAGGCCGGGCGTGCCGACCAGCCACGGGTAGGCGGTGTTGGACAGGGCCGCCGCTGGCACGAAGCCGAAGAGCGCGACGATCTCGCCTTGGTGCTCCGCGACGAAGGACATCGGGCCCAGCCTGCCGTGCGACAGCTCAACCGCCTCGCGCAGCTGGCCAAGCACGTCGGGGCCCGAGGCGGCGACCAGCTCGTCGCGGTCGGAGCCCCGCAGGTTCGGCTCGATGGTGTCCGCGTCCGCGATCTGGGCGAAGCGCACCTTAACCGGCAAGGACAGTCTCCGCGGAAATCGACAGCACGGTCAGGGGAAGGGGGTCGGACTGACGGATGCAGATTTGCCCGTTGGTCGACCACTGCGGCCCGATCTTGATGGCGATCTCGTCGGTGGTCAGGTTGGGCGGCGCGCCGTACACCTCGGTGGTGCGCTGTTTGTACTCGGTCAGGCTGGTGAAGCTCGGGCCCGCGAACACCCCGGAGCTGCGGTAAACGCGCAGCCACACCTCGTTGACGTTCTTCGGTCGGCCCTGGCCCGCGCCCGGCATCTCGACGGCGAAGGGCAGGGTCTGCAGGTCGGCCTCGATAGGCAGGCCGATGATGATCGTGGAGGCTTCGGCGGGCAGCGGCTCGGGCAGGCCACCCGCCGAGACCGTCTGCTGCGGGCAGACAGCGCCGTCGGCCAGGATCGACACGGTCTCGCCGTTGAGGTGGGCCAGCCCCGACGTCACTTCGTCGATAGCCGCGCCGCTGTAGTAGACCCCGGCGTCCACGAAGAAGGCGTCGGCCGCGTCGCTGAACGCCCGGCTGCGCATGCGCTCGACGTAGCGCACCGAGCTGCCGTTGATCTCGCGCCGGATGATGGCGTACAGCGCCGTCTCAGTGCCCTCGCGCACGGCCGCGATGCTCTCGAAAGAGCCAGCGGTGTCGTGTTGGTGCCAGCCAGACACCTGCTGCTCGGGAATGTAGGTCAGGCCCAGCAGCTTGCCGCTCGAGCTGACGAACCAGAGGACCGGGTAGGGGGACTTGGTCTGGGCGGTGTCGACGATCTCGTAGGTGTCGAACAGGTGCGGTGCGCGCAGCGACAGGTCGCCGGTCAGGTAGCCTGCGGCGGTGTCCTGGTACGACATCTCGCGGATGTGGCCAGCCGTGTCGGCGAAGATCAGGTTCGAGCCGGTGGTGATCGGGGTGGCGGGGCCCGCACCGACGAACGACTGCGGCCGAACGCTGAAGCCGCCCGGTGTCAGGGCGTTGCCGCCGGAGGAGATGCGCCACTCACCCGCCTGGGTCATGACGATCAGGTCTTGGAGCGGGACGAGGTGAATGATCTGGTTATAGTCGCGCGCTGCGATCTCGAACTGGATGCTGTCGTCGTCGCGCGGCGGCACCGAGAAGTTGAAGTCGACCTCCGACCCTGTGCGCGTGGTCCAGATGTTCTGGGGCTGTGTCGTCGAGCCGCCGAAGACCTTGCGCTGCTCGAAGTAGGTCACCGCTCCGGGGTAGTTGCTGGACGCGAAGGGGTCAGAGGCTTGGGGCGGCGTGATGCCGCCGTTGGCGGGCAGGTTGTCGTCGATCACGCTGACCGAGCCGTTGCCGTCGAGCACGGCGATCAGGTAGAAGAGGCCGCCCGCTTGGCGGTAGACCCGGTAGCCCGTGGCCCCGGTGCGCGCCGTCCAGCTGACCGTGTTGTAGGTGTTGGCCGCGCTCAAGTTGTTGGACGCCGTGACGGCCGCCGACGCCGCGCTCTCGGCCGTGGCGGTGGTCGCCGTCACGACATAGGCGTCGTTGCGCAGGAAGCTGGCACCAGCCGCGGTCGGCACGACTGCCAAGCCTGCGGGCGCGGTGATGCCAGGGCCGGTGGTGGCGTTGGCCAGGGCCCAGCTCGTAGCGCCGGAGCGGCGCAGCTCCTGCGTGACGTAGTCGGGGTGGACCAGCGTCAGCACATCCGCCGACTGCACGAACTTGACGTCGAACAGGTCGGCCTCTGCGTAGCTGTTGGCGACCTCGTAGGGGCTGCCCGACGAGAGGACCGTGCCGCCCTGGCTGTGGAAGCGGAAGTAGCCCGCCCCGAACTCGATGACCACCGTGTCGGAGACGCTGAAAGTGAAGGGCAGGAGGCGGGTTTTCTTGGTGCTGTCCTTGACCTCGCGCACGAACTGGAAGCCTGCGCGGTTCTGCGCTGGCCCGTGGGGCAGGGTGATGAAGTTCCGGCACAGGGCGAGGCCCGTCTGGTAGCGGACGTCGTCGATCCGGCCGTACATCTCGGGCGTGATCTCGCCCCCGGCCATCGAGCGGAAGTTGGTGCGCGTGGTGGCACCCATCAGCGTGCCCCCACCCAGGGGGCGACGTGGGCGTCGCGAACGCGGCTGGCGCGCCGCTGCTTGGCGTCCATGACCTGGGCCTGGTTCAGGTAGACGCCCATCGTCTGGAGCATCTGGGCGGCAACCGTGCGGCCCGTCTCGCCCTTGAGCACCGGGCCAGCCAGGAAGCTGGCCAGGAAGTAGGAGAGGGCAAGGGTGAAGAGGGGCGGGAAGAAGCTGGGGATCGTCACGGCGACGGTGTAGCGGATGCGCGCATCGACCACGTTGGTGTAGAGCACGCGCGTGTTGTCGGAGAGGCCCTCGATCTCGAAGTCGTTGACCCCGTTGATGGCGGCCAGCGGGCCGTAGGCCGTGCCGACGAAGTCGTCGGTGTCTTCCGCACCCTGAACGGCGAACACATTCAGCACGTCGGAGGGCAGGGCGTAGGCGTAGGCCCACTGCGTGTTGGGCTCTTCGTCAAGCAGGGCCAGCGTCGTGCGGCGCAGCGCGAAGTTCCAGGGGTACATCTCGAGCAGCGCGTCGCGCGCGATGGGGTAGAACAGGGCGGCCTGCTCGGCCTGCGCGCTGCCCTCGGGCGGGTCGAGGTTCACGACGGTGGCGTCGTCGCCGAGGTGCGACAGGGCCAGGTTGGCGATGGCAACTGCGGTCGTCAAAGGATCACCTCAAAGAAAAGAGCCGGGGGCTTGTGGGCCCCCGGCTCGGAACCCCTACGGGGAGGGGGCTATCTCTGGCCTAGACCAGGTCGGCCTGCTCTTCACCAGCTTCAGCGGCTTCGGCCAGGGCCTGTTCCACTTCGGCGGGGAAGGTAGCAGCCGCAGCGACCAGAACGGGCTTCGCCCGGGCGGCCTTGCGGGGAGCTTCGTCTTCGACAACAGCCATCCAGTCGACGATGCCGTGGCCTTCGGCGAGCTGGAACTTCGAGCCCACCGGGCGGAAGTGGTTGGCGGGGTAGACACCCGGGTGGATAGCTTCCACCCAGGTGTTTTTCCCAGCCTTGTCGTAGACGCGGCGGCCTTCAGCGTCGAAGCGTCGGCCTTGGGCGTCAATGCGGGCTTTGCTCACGGTTCAGCCCCTTAGACCGGCATCGCGTCAGGGTAGGCGCGCTGGGCCGGGTACGGGTCCATCGACAGGAAGGCGTTGATCTTGCCAGCCGTGACGGTCGTCGTGGCGATCACGGCGAGGATGCCGAGGTAACGCTCGTAGACCGCGCCCTGCGGGAGGGCGATGGAGCAGATCAGGCCGCCCGCGTTGAGGCGGGCGTCGTTCGCGGCGGCGTCATCCGTCACGAGCGTGCCCGTGTCGTAGTGGATCGTCGCGGACGTGGCCAGGTCGGCCGTGCTGTCCGAGGCCAGCTGGAACTTGATCGTACCGGCGGAACCGCCGGTGATGATTTCCGTATCCGTCTGGATGATGAGGTACAGGGGCTGGCCCGCGCCAATGTCGCGCGAGGCAGAACCCAGGTCGATGACATCGCCGATGAGGGCGGTGCCTGCCGCAGCTGCCACCGAAACGGCATCTGCGAACTCGTTGCGTTCGTCGAGGATCATGGTCTTGTTCTCCAGGGGCCCCGCTTACGCGGCGACCTTTGCTTCAGTGTGCAGCAGGCTGTCGACCCGGCGAACCGGGAAGCCGTCGAAGGTCATCACGGACTGGCCAGCGACGTCCGACATCATCAGGGTCGAGTTCTTGACCTTGTTGACCATCTGGCGGCGCAGGAAGCTGTGAACGCGGCGGCTGCAGTAGAAGGCACCACGGATGCCGGTCAGGTTCGGGATGAACGAGGCGACGTCGGTCATCAGGTCGATGAGGTCAGCGCCGGTCGCGGCATCCTTCGTCAGCTCGGCGAAGTCAACCTGGATGCGGTAGACGTAGCGCCAGTCCTTGAGGACCAGGCCAGCGTCCATGCGGTAGTGCGTGCGGTAGGCTTCCATCCGGCCACCGGCACCATCGACGTTCTCGATGGTGATCTGGCCCTTGTCGTCGGTCTTGAGACCGGCAACGGAGCCCTTGGGGTAGGTCATGAAGCAGGAGTTCGGGCCCCAGCCAATGAACCAGATCGAGGTGTTGGTGGAGTTCGAGCCGTCGGCGGCCGAGGCGTTGATGTTCTGGCCGTTTTCGGCGGACAGCGAGGAGTAGCGAGCGGCGAAGCCCGTGAACTTCTCGGGGGTGACATCTTCGTCGGCGTAGAAGATCGAGGAGGCGAGGTCTTGCGACATGCCCTCGATGTGGGCGGTGTCTTCCGACAGGCGGAAGGCAGCGGTGTTGCCGTTCAGGTCAGCCAGGGCCTTGTCGACCTCGGCGTAGGCTTCCATCATACCGGCGTTGTCGGTCACCTGGGCGGTGCGCGACTTGGTCGGCTGAACGCCGCCGTACAGCTTGCGCCAGGTCGGGGCAGGCAGGCCGGTGCGGATGGTCGAGCGGTGACCCGTCGGCAGGTTGCCTTCGATGTACACGGCGTCGGCCAGGATTTCGTTGGTCTGGGCGAGGATTTCGACGATCTTGTCGACCTTGCCGTTCGGGTCCAGACGCTTGGAAACGTCCAGCAGAGTGGGGTGGGTATCCGTAAGGGTGGTCACGGTAGTTCTCCAGTCAGTTCATGTTGGGGAAAAGGGTCTTGGCTGCGTCCTGGGCAGGGGAGGACTTGCCCCCCGCCACGAACGTGTCTTCGCTGATGGCCTTGCCGACACGGAACATGAACCGGATGACTTCCGGGTTGTCGCCGAGGCGGTGTACGTCCAGCAGTTCGCGGAGTTCCGGCGTGCCGAACTGGTCGACTGCCTTCTTCGCGACCGCCAAGTTGGCCGGGAGAGCATCGCCCCCGAACTCCTTGTCGGTTTCGGCACGGCCCTTCCATTCGGCGAACATCTCGCTCGTCGCCTGTTGGCTTTCAGCGACCCACTTCTGGGCCAGCTTCACGCCAAGGTCCGTGACCTTTTGCGCGGCGTCCTGCGGCAGGTTGAGTTCCTTGGCGACGTTCTTGAACTCACCGAGCAGTTCAGCGTCGAGTTCGACGCCTTCCGGCACGGAGAAGTCCTCGTAGGCCTCTGGCGCGCCCTGGGGTGCGTCTTCGGCCTTGTCGCCTTCGGCCTGCTGCGCCTGTTCGCCTTCGACCGGATCGGTCGGGGCGGCTTCGGCTACCGGCTGCTGTGCGGTGGCGTCGGTGTTGGCGACGTCGCCCGCGGTCTGCGATGCGGCTTCATCGGTGGGTGTGTCGGCCGTCATCAGCGTCGTGTCAGTCATGTCCGAAATGCTCCTGCATCATGGTCTGAAAGCCCAGCGGCGCGGCCTTGGCGACCTTGCCCTGGAACTCGAGACCGATGGCGCGCTTGCCTTCCCTAAAGAACGTCTCACTGTTGCCAGTGAAACTTGAGACGTAGAGACCCGTGGCCTCGAGCAGACGCCAGACAATCCGGCGGCCCCGAGGCGTGGCCATGAGCCATTCCAGATCGGCCTTGTCAGTGTCCCTGCGGTTCCGAGCGTCCTGGGCTCTCGCCTCGGCGCTCTTGTGCTGGGTCTCCAAGTCGGTCGGGTCTTCCTGGCTCATAGCGGGAACCTACGTCGCGCGCGGAACGGAAGACATACCGCGCTCGAGCCGGGCCAGCGAGCAGGTGTGCTTTTCGACCTCGCCGTCCAGGCGGTGGTAGGTCTCCGCATCCATCGAGCGCACCGACCGATAGCCGCTTGCGTGGCTCCAGATGTCGGGGGCGGCGAGGGTCCGTTTGTATTTGACCGTCACGCCCGGGTAGTCCTTCTCGTCGCCGTGGTGAACGTGGCCGACGTACCAGACGCGGGAGCCGTGCTGTGAGGTTTGCCACAGGTCGGGCACGTCGACGGCCATCAGCAGGGGGAGGTCTTTGCCCTTCGCCCCGTCGCCGTGCGTGGTGCCGATCAGGTTGGTGCCGAAGCCCATGAACCAGTAGGGGTTGGGGCTGGTGACGACCGTGACCCTTGGCTCGTTCTCGTAGAGCAGCGCCAGCATCTCGGCCAGCATGATCGCCGTGATGCCGTCGTGGTTGCCCGGGTTGATCCGCACGGTGAGGTAGAGGTGCTTCTCGAGCATGCGGGCAATGTGGTGGCGCTTGCAGCGGATGCTGGCGCGGACGACCTCGGCGTGGCGGCCGTGCGTGTCGAGATGGTGGCCGCTCTTGGTGCGGCTGGCGTTGTTGTCGGCGTGGAGGCTGTCGCCCAGATCGATGTAGAGGGCGTAGGTCGACGAGGGCGTGGAGGCGACTAGCCTGTCGATGGCCGCCTTGGTGATGCGCTCGAACTCGGCCAGGTCGAAGGACTGTCCTGTCTCTTCCTTCCACGAGTAGAGGCCTGCGTGCGGATCGCCTTGCGGGTAGACCGTCAGCAAATCGTCGTCGGTGTGTGCGGGTGGGGCGAGGGGCTCGAGGGGCTCCAGTTTCTCAAGCAGCGCCGCCTTGATAGCCAGCAGCCGTTCGGCCTGCGCCTCGGCGTCTGGCGACTGGCGCTCCCACACCCGCTCGACGCCGTTGGGGCCACGCTGGACCGTGACCTTGCCCATGCGGTACCCGGGGGCGACGCCGTCGTTGAAATGGCCCGGCGCGTGGCCACGGCGGGCGGCCTCTTTGTTGTAGCGATCCGCTGCTTCCTGCACGGATGATTTCCCCAGGCCCAGCGCCTCCGCGGCTTTGCGGATGTTGCCGTGCTCTCTGACTGCTTCGACGGCCCTCCATTGGGTGTCGGTGGCCCAATCGGGTTTGTCGCCGTCGGGGGGAACGAAGGTCAAAGCCATGAGGCGTTTCCGAGCTGTGGGAGGGGGCGGCCTAGTCGGTGTAGGTCACGGGGTCCAGCGGCGAGACACGAGTTCGGACACGCCGAAGCGGGCCTTGCTCGCGCCAAGGACCGCCGTCACTAGGTCGAGCACGCCGCCAGCGACCAGGCCGGTGGCGAGCGTCGTGCTGGCGTCGGCGTAGGTCAGCAGCGCCTTGGTGTAGCCGACGGGGACGATCTCGGTGAAGACCGGCAAGCTTCGCGTTGCGACCGTGCTGGTCGTGGTAATCGGAGACGACGCAACGGTTCCCAAGACAAGTTGCCCTTCCCAAATATGAAACGTGACAGCGTTTGACGCCGGAAAGGCTTGGCCCCCACGCAGCCCAAGCTCAAGCGTTGAGCTGACAGACGCAGCAGTTTCCGTGCAATCAATGCGGTCCCACCCACCCGTAAACGTGTGCCCGCCGTAGGCGTTGTTATTTACACTACGGTAAACAATCTGTTCTCCCGCTACACCCTTGACGTAATACGAATTGTTGTAACTGGCGGTAACTGTCAGCCCGACAACGGACTGCTGTAGCACCGACCTGTTTCCGCTCCCCGGGCCGCCCGCAAGGCTCATCACCACCTTATCGGCGGTCAATGTGCCGTCAGGCGCAATCGCATCGTTGGCCGTCACCACAGGGATGACGCCAGCTCCTGCCGCCGTTTTCGACCAGCTTGCGTTGTCAAACTCGCGCGAGCGCAAGAGGAGGTTTATTGCGGCAGGCTCTAGCGCCAAACCACGGTCTGTCCGCTGCGGCACGTCGGCGGCAAACTCCACGACCGTTCCGTCGGCAGTCAGCGCCGCGGCCGCCCCGACCCGCGTGAAGATCGAACCCGTGGGCATGGCCGACGTGAAGTCGTGGGTGACGCCGCTCCCCTTGAAAGACGAAATGGTCGTCTGGCCGAAACCAAGGGTGAGGGCCTGGCTCACAGGTACAGGGCCTTGATGTCGGTGGCCGTGGTGCTGGTGGCGTTCACCCGACGGCAACGAACCGGCAGGATCGTGCCGCTCGCGACGTTCTTGAACGTCTCGACCACCTCGCCTGCGATGTCGCCAACACCAACCACGACCACATCGCCGCCGACGCCCACGAAGAGGGCCGAGGCAGCGCCGCCTGCGAAGTCGGTGCTGTTGTGGGGTGTTACGGGTGCGAAGAAGCGTGCGGGGCCGTCGGACATGTCGTTCTCCTAGTAGGTGTACGGCGCGGGCGAGCCGTAGCCCATGAGGTTGTTCATTATGTCCGCCCCTGCGTTCGAGGCACCGTTCTGCGTGGCGACGCCGCCCATCTTGCTGACGCTCTCGGCGGCTTGCTGCGCTTGGGCTGCTGCCTGTTGCGCCGCCTGCTGGTCGGCACGGGCCTTGCGGACGAGGGCGACCTCCTCCTTGCCGACGATCAGTTCGGGGTCGACGCCGATCTGGTCTGCGTAGTTGTCCACCCAGCGGTCGGCGTCGAACTTGTCGAGCACTTCGGGCTTGATCTGGGCCATAGCGCCGAGGTTGCCGACGAAGCGGTCGGTGCTGTTCGCGCCGATGGCACGTTGCGCCTGTGCCAGGATCGAGACGAACTCGACGTCGAGGTTCACGCCGATCAGCTCTTCGGGCGGCGGCGGCAGCGCACCGGCCTGCAGCAGGCGCTCGAAGGTGATCTCGATGAGCGGGTCGAGCAGCTCGTTGTGCAGACGCTCGAGCACGGGGCCCAGCATCAGGAGCTTCTCCTCGTGGCGCTCTGCCACCTCGGTAGCCGTCATGTTGGTCGAGACGGCCTGCGAGATCATCAGGAACAGGTCGGAGTACATGCCCTCGCGGATGCGTTGGCGGACGTCCTGGATGTCCATCAGCAGGTGGTTCAGGTCGAGGCCCACCTGGAACAGCGGCTTGACGCCACCACCGGCAGAGGCTGTGTCGGCGACGGTGTAGCCGCCCGGCAGAATGTCGACCTCCTCGCCCTTGAGGCTCGAGGGCCCCTGCAGCGGCGGGCGGGTCTGGTAGTCGATGCCCTGGCTCTTGCGCAGTTGCTCGTGCTGGAGCTGCTTGATGTCGCCGAGCACTTCCATGCCGGGGCTCTGGCCGTAGACGTCCTCGCTCGAGGTGTACCAGCGAGGGGCCAGGACGCGGAACCGCTCGAAGCCGCTCTCGCGCAGGAGCTTGTCGCCGTCGCCGCCCTTCTCGAAGTAGCAGCTGGCCCAGGGCATCTGGCTGCTCTGCTTCGAGCGGATGTCGCGCTCCTTGCGGGGCTCGATGGCGTGGACGATGGTGACCCAGCTGTCGCCGTTGCCGTTGGAGACCATGTTCCTGACGGCCGAAGAGCAGTTGTCAGCGCCGAACTCCTGCACCAGCTGGCGTGCGGTCTTCTGCAGCTCGCGGTACGACGTGTCGACGTTGCCCCTGAAGTCGGTGGCCAGGGCGTAGCGGCCGACGGTATTGGGGTAGAGGTGGATGCCGCGCTCGAAGTCATCGAGGATCAAGGTGTTCGCCGTGCCGAAAGCTCCAAGCTCTTCGTAGAGCTGGTGCAGGGCGCGGTAGGTATTTGACTGTCCGAAGACAGCTTGCATCTTGCGGGTGACCTGCGCCAGCCAGACCTTTACGGGCTGATACTCCATCAGTGCGTCGTCGGGAATGCGCAGGCGGAACCAAGGGCGCGCTGGACTTGTCACCCCCGACATCATGCCCGCCGCCAGGATGCGCAAAGCGCCCGTGCCGGTGCGGTCGTAGATCGCGCCGTGGCGGCGCTTACCGTCGTTGCGGTCGTCGGCCGTGAAACGCCCGGCGCGAGGAAAAAGCTGCGTGCTTAAATCTTGCCAATGCGAAATCCAAGACGACCGCTCGGTTTCGAGCGCGCTCCAGCGTTTCAGGTAGTGTTGTTTCCGGGGGGCCTCAATCACAGCCGGTTCCCCTTCGCTATGTTTTCGCGGGCTGGGATGCACTGCAGGTTCCAAGGAACGTGCAGCCCGCAGACGGTCTTGCCTTTGAGGGGCACGATGTGGTCGACGTGATGGCGCACGCCGGTCAGTTGGCTCAGGTGCTCCGACCGCTCGTAGATCGCGATCAGGGCTTCGCGGCTCACGTTGGGCAGGGTGGCTTGTCCTTTGAGGGCCCGCCTCACGTTTTCGTGGGCGGCTCGCCGCGGCTTGTTGGCCTCGTGGTACGCCTTCCGCTTCTCGGCCACTTTTTCGGCGTTGGCCGCGCGGTACGCCTTTTGGTTTGCGGCGAACTTCTCTGTGTTGGCGGCGTAGTACGCCCTGTCCCACGCAACCATCTTCTCTTCGTTGGCCTCGCGCCAAGCCTTCCGCTGCACGGCCACCTTCTCGGCGTTGGCCTCGCGCCAAGCCTTGTTATACGCAGCCCGCTTCTCCGCGTTGGCCGCGCGGTATGCCTTCTGGTACTCGGCCTTCTGTTCGCGGGTCACGCGGGTGACCCCAGGTTCAATCGGATCATGCGCAAACACGCCTCGAACAGCACCTCATCGGTGCGTCCACGGCGTTGAACGCCGCAGGCTTCGGCCAGGCGGGTGATCTGTTCGGTGGTCAGGGTCATGTTCGTGTTCATCCACCCAGGAGCGTGTTGCC